AGTTGTAGTTCGTTAGGCTGCAACCAAATGCAAAGAATCTACTGTATTGATTAAATGGTTTCATAATACTTCTCCGTTCTAGCAACTGCTTCTCTAATGGCATCACTATAGAAGTCACTGCGTCTAATTAAATCAAAATTGTGCTGTATCGTGTCCATGCTCTTTTCTAATCTTGCTATCTTTTCTTCCTGTGGCAGTTCTATCCAATCATTTAGAACCTGCTGCGTGGCATTGAAGCGTTCCACGTTGTCTTCTATATCATTGTATGAGGGATCTATTCCACACCAGTCCGTTCTAAAGCCCATGTCCTCTAGGCATCTTAGAGTGCCTTGGCTGGCAAACAGTATCAGTGGATGTCCCATCGTAATGGGTTTGAATATTTTTTCAGTAATGAATGCAACATCGTGTAGGAAGATAGTTTCCGTGATTACAGTAAGCAAACTGTTTTTATATATTTCAACGTTATACTGATTAGCAGCATTGGTTTTGCTCCAATCTCCATCTATGAACTTAGGAAACTCACTGACTATGTCTGCATAATTACCGACAAGGCTTTCAGTGTCACCATCTCTTAGTCTTATTTCATTGCCGCTCACTACACCTTTATCTAGCACACCATCCTTCATTAACCTATACAAGTGTGCGCCACGCTGAGGACGATAAACTCTGTTAAGGCTATTGTAATCCTTGCTGGCAGGGTTTGCCATAGCGTATTTTATAACAGGAGCAGTTGGTAATTTATCATCTCCGAATATGTTTCCAAAGTGATTGCTATACATTACATCATACAATCTATCAACACCCTTGGCTTTTAGCCATCTGCGATACTGATGCTCTATTTTTTTGTTGCCCTGTAGTATTAGAACGCTGTCCTTGGGCAATCCAAGTTCAATCATTGCGGTATGTGTTGATAGAAAGCAATCCCAGTGTTTAGTAACCATAGGGCCGCCTTCTCTATCAGCATTGATAACAATTCTAATCTTTCTATTCTTGGCTAGTTTCCTTACTTCCTTGGTTAGGTTGGATAGTATGTGCTTTTGTGGCACTCCTACATTCTTTAAAACGCCTGCCCACCACTGCGGATCTCCTCTTACATCCACAAAATATATTCCTTTTTCGTTAACATCTGTTGACTCTGAAACATCCAGTTTCATGTTAATGCACTTCTGTTTGATGGGTGCGCCTGGGGCCACTAACCAATAATCATTTTTTCCCTTAGTTGCTAAATGGTTATGATTTGAATCATTATTTTTCAATGTGTCAAAATAAATTTTCATTAGAACAATCTCGAAAGTTCAGGAAATGTAGCAGCAACATTTTCATTTCTCATCATATCATAGTATGTAATTTCTTTCTTAAATTTTGGTATTAGACTTTTATTGTGAGTAGTTGTTTCTAATCCGTTTATTACTGTTTGCAAGGAACGTTTTATGTTTCCGCCTTTCTTCTTAGCATATTCGTTAAGATTATTAACTATTTTCTTATTTTCATCATCAGTCAGTAATTCAAGACTTAAAAAATCCGGATTTAATACGTTATAAAAATGAGGATCATATTTTTTTGCATCAACTAACCCACTGTCCAACATATAATCTATGAACTTAGTTAATGTCTTAATGTTTAATATGGAAACCACTGTATTTGTCTGCAGATGTATATGCGGTGCTTCCTTTCTTATCTTCCTTAAATTGATTTCAATAATATTCCAATTAGTTCCATGGCGTATATATTCAGCACGGTTACTCCAACTGTCAAGACTAGCACCTATATAAACATTTGAAAATTGTTTCCACAGATCCAATACATTTTTATCTTTGTATCGTAGCACACTCATGTTGGTATTGTATCTTAACTTCACTTCAGTCCTGTTATTTTTTATTAGGTATTCTAATATGTCATAGTGCTTATCCGTTAATAGGGGTTCGCCGCCCGCAAAATAAAATTCTTCTATGGTATCAAAGTGTGGTTCGAACTGCTTGTATAAATCATCATTTGATTTTCCACCTGCAAAGATATAGGTATTTTTCTTACCATCTTCATGCGCCCAACTTGACGAATATGTTGAACTACAAGAACGGCATTTAAAATTACAGATATTACTCCATCTTACGTCAAGATATCTTAGTTTAAAATCGTCAATGCTACCATCTGTATTTGTATCCTTTACCGCACTATCAATATATTTAGAAAACTGATTGTTTGAATGCTCACGGAAACTGCTGTTGCCTGCATCCTCATCTCTATAACAGGCCGTGCATTCTCCGCACTGCTTTCCCTGCAACATGTTCTGTCGCATGGTTTTAAATTTATCGTTATTAAAGACGTTTTCTAGAGTGTTATTTTGAACACTGCCCATTGGCTTTTGCCAATCTCCCACACAACAGGGAAGGACACTGCCATCGGGGTTTGCATATAGATGTATCCAAGGTAGTATGCAAAATGTTTTACTGGGCACAGTCAAAGTAAAACTCCTCTAGTTCAGGGAATGTTTTTATAAAATCTAAATTTCTTCTACGCTCATACTCCGTAAACCAATTAAAAAAGTCTCTGCGACCTTCTGATAATTTTTCCGCAGGGTAATCCGTTGTTCGCATGTAATCGACCACACGGCGAAACTTTTCGTATTCAAGTTCGGAAAACTTGTGTTTATCCATATCGTCCAAGTTGTCCTTTATAAACTGTAGATGCTGTTCCATGTATGGAACGAACTTGTCCTTGGGCAGTATGTTCATGTCATACTGTAGTGGTTCCTTTAGATATGGAGTATCAAATCTTATTCTCTGCCACTTGGTCTGATCGTTGCTGTTATATTTTACACGCCATTCGAGAATCTTTTCAAGCAGTTTGCTAAAATTAGTTACTGTTAGTATGTTAAATGTAATCATGAACGTTAAAGGCATTCGAGTCTTGGTCATGTATGTGTCTAGATTCTTTTCCCACAGTTCTAAATCTAATCCTGTTCTAATGTATTCTGCCTGCGGTCCCCAAGTATCCATGCTTGTAAAAACTTTAAAGTCCTTAATGCATCCTTTGTTTACTAGACTGTTTACTTTGTCAGTAAAGCGTTCAATAAGAATTGGCTTAACTCCTAGATTAGTATTAATATTAAGTTCTAGGTTAGGACATGGATTCTTTTCTAGTTCATCAAACATTCGCCATGTGCTTTGTTGTAGTAATGGTTCGCCACCCGTTATTCTTAGAATGGTTAGTGTCTTACGTAATTCCGGCCACCATTTCCACCAAGCCTTTACATACGGATTAGTTTCTTCATCCTTGTGTATTTCAAACCAATCAATATCGTTCCTATGATTTTTAACCATAGTATACGGACCTTCCTTTTCAATTTCCTTATAATAACTGCTAGAATGTTTAGGATGGCAATATCCGCACTTAAAATTACACTCGTTACCAAAACTGACTTCTATGTATTGTGGATTAACATCTGCCATTGGATCTTTCTTGATTGCATCAAAACGTTCTGGTGTGTGTATACTAGCGTTTCTTTCTTTCCTATCTGAAATATAGTTCTTGCCCATGCATTCTATATTCCAACAATATTGGCATCCGCTGGGTTTCTCTCCGTTAATCATAGCCTGCCTTTCGGCTTTCTTTTGAGGTGTATTATGCAGTAGACTAGGATTTTCTTCAAGTCCCTCCAGCGGAATTTTATGAGGAGCAGGATGATAACAACTGTGTGTTTCACCCGTTCCTAAATAGATAGTTGTGTGATGCCACTTAGCCATGCAGAAGGTTGGCGATATTGCATCCATCATGGGTTCAAAGCTCTGTATTCTTTCTTTATCCTTCATTGAACTTTTCCCTTAACCATTTAAAATCATTTATCATGTATAGTGCTTCTAAATTATTACTGTTTTGTTTGCCATACTCTCTGCCTTCCTTGGCTCCTCGTATTGCATGTTCGCCATATGGTTTATCTGCACCAACCGTGCACCATATATCTAATCTATCTGATGTTTCCGTATCATCCTGCCGGTCTATAGTCCTACTTGACAACTTTACACATTCTCTAAATGCGCTCTTCCAGGCTGTAAACGGATCTGTATTAATTACCGTCGAATTTGCAACAGTATCCATGGGACGGAAACTGTCTGATATACTTGTGGTCATGTCCGGCTTTGTAATGTCCATGTCAATCGTCATTTGTCTTGGAAACAATTTTACACCGCCGTATCCGTATTCTAAATTGTTTACAGGGTTTCGACTGCGCCAAACATACACACTCTTTC